CGACGCCGGTCGGGCGGCCCGCAAGGCGGTCCCGATCCAGGTCGCTTGCAAGTTCGCCGGGGCGGTCAGAACCGTCTCGGTCATGATGACTTTCGTTCGCTGACTCTGAGGAGCTACCGCAATGGTCGACAAGCAATTCGCCTACAGCTTCGGCGATGTGACGTCAGGCATTCAGGGCCCCTCGGGGTCGATCAGCCTGTCGGAGAAAGGCATCGCAAACGAGGGTATCTCGGTCGAGCCCGCCGAGCGGGTTTCGACGACCTACGGCGCCGACGGCTCGTGGATGCACTCGCTCCATAAGGCCAAGGGCGGCAAAATCCGCGTCCGCTGCATGAAAAACGGCAAGATCAACGGGCTCCTGAGCAAGATGTTCGCGGGCGATCAGGCCAGCAGCGCGAACACCGGGCAGAACGTCATTTCGGTGCGCAATCCGGTCGCGGGCGACAACTGGACCGCGATTGGCTGCGCGTTCACCGGCTTGCCGACGACGGTCTATAACGTCGAGGGGCCGGCGCTCGAATGGGTCTTCAATATCGGCATGATCGACGGCGTTCTGGGCTCCGGGACGCCTGAGATTTCCTGACCCGGGCGGCCGATCGGGCCCCCTAGCGACTTTGCCGGCGGGCTGAGGTAAGACTTTCCCGCCCGCATGCTGGGCGGTAAGGTTCCCGAGGAGGCTATCTCATGGACGATTTCGGCGGCGGCCCGCAGACGGGCTTTGATTTCACTTACGACGGAAAATCATTCCAGGTCGGGGTGATGAGTATTTTTGACCAGAAGCGGATCGCGACCAAGATCGCTCCGTTTATCGTCCCCCTTGCCAAGCTCTACATGGCCAACCCGGCGATGATCGCCGATCTGGCGGCATCGTCGAAGGACGGGGCGGAAAAGAGCGAGAAGACCAAGGCCGCGCTGGATTTCGTCGTCGGCAATTTCGACTCGATCGCAAAGCTGCTGTCCGAAATGCCCGACGAGGTCTCGGATTCGCTGATGATCAGCTGCTTTAAGGTCATCAAGATCAAGCGCCCGGGCGGGGTCGGCTGGGAAGATATCTGGAACGATCAGGCGCACTGTCTCCAGTATGACGATCTGAACGATCTCATGTTCGCCGGGGTCGCGATCAGCGCGGTGATCAGGAGCCGCCTCAAGACTTTTTTTCCTTCCGGCCCGACGACATAGATCGCCGGGCCCCAGGCCCCAACTATCGCGCCGCCAGCGGGGGCGATGATTTCGACTACGTCATGGGGCCCGTGATCGCGGGCCATATCCCTTACGCGGCGATCTACGACGGCTCCTTGTCGCTGGTCGATTTCGCGATCGCGAACCACGCCATGGGGATCGTGGCCGAGAACCGCTGGCGCGCCGAGGAGGCCGCCCGCGCTGAGGCTGAGGCAAGGCGATGAACGACGCGGAAGTCCTCAAGAGTTTTTTGGTCCGTCTGGGCTGGGACGTCGATCGGGGCGGCGAGGCGCGCTTCCGCGAATCCGTCACCAGCGCGACCAAGGCGGTCGCGGGTCTGGCCGCCGGTCTTGAGGCCGCCGCGATCGCCGGCGCGGCTTGGGTCCACCGGATCGCGTCGGACTTCGAGTCGGTCTACTACGCCTCCGGGCGCATCGGCGCGTCAGTCACCAACATCAACGCGTTCAAATATGCGGTCAGCCAGTTGGGCGGGTCGGCCGAGGGCGCAATGGCCTCGCTGGAGGCCTTTTCGCGCAAGATGCGCGAGGGCCCGGGGCAAGAGGCCTTCCTGAAATCTTGGGGCGTCCAGACCCGCGATGCCGCGGGCCGGATTCGCGAGTCCACAGATCTGATCCGCGATCTGCTGAAATCGTCGAAATTCCAGCAACAGCCCGATTTCGTCAGGCTGAAAATCGCCGAGTCGATCGGGCTGGACGAAAAGACCTATCGGGCGCTTTTGCAAGACGTCGATCGGTTCTCGCGCGAATATAAGGCCAAGCTGGCCGCCGCGGGCCTCGACCCCGACGTCGCGGCCAAGAATGCCCAGAAATTCGAGCAAGCCTGGCGCTCCATGGCGACAAGCTTCCGGCTGATCGGCGATCAGGTCGCGACCGCGCTGGCGGGCAAGGGCGGCGACAAGCTGCAGGACTTCATCGCCTTTCTGGACAAGAACTCCGGCAAGATCGCCAGCGGGCTCGTCTCGATCGGCCAGGCCCTGATGACGGCCGCGGAGTGGATCGCGAAACTGATCATCAAGTTCGGCGAATGGGCCGAGCAGGCCGACCCATGGATCGAAAAGACGTTCGGGGTGAAGAACGGCTTTGAAAAGCTGGCGGCCGTCTTGCTCTTGCTGGCCGCGACCCGAATCCCGGCCATGATCGCCGCGATGGCGACGCTGGTCGGCGGGCCGGTCTGGCGGGCCCTGTTCATGGGCTTGGCCGCGCTGGGCGTCACAGGCGCGGCTGCGGCCCTTATGGGCGGCCTCGGGGCCGGGGGCGCGGCTGCGGCCGGCAAGAGCGCGGCAGACGCGGTTCAGGGCGGCGACTATACGGTCGACCCCAACACGGGCGCGCCAGTCCCGGGCGCGGGCATCCGGGGCGGCAATGGCAGCGACGGCGGGGGCGGCTGGGGCAAGATCGGGCGGTGGTTCAAGCGCAAGTTCGGCGGGGGCGATGCTGGCGCCGGCGGCGGCTCCTATGCGGGCCCGAATCCGAGTTACAACAAGATTTCAGCAAGCCAGAAATCCGAGATGGCCGCCGCGATCAGATCGGTCGCGGCCAAGATCGGGGCCAACCCGGACGAGCTTGCGGCCGTCATGTCGTTCGAGACTGGCGGAACGATGAACCCCCACAAGATCGGCGGCGCGGGCAATCGCTATCGGGGCCTGATCCAATGGGGCCCAGCGGAGCGCAAGCAATACTTCGGCTCCGACGAGAATTTCTATAAAGCGACGATCAGCGAGCAAGTCGAGGCCGCGGGCCGCTTCTTGAAAGACCGGGGCTATAAGCCCGGCATGCCCATGGAAGCGCTCTACAGCGCGATCCTGGCGGGCCGCGCGGAGCCCAAATACTGGAACCGCACAGACGCCAACGGGACGTCGCCCCGCAGCGGCGTCGCGGCCATGCGGAGCAGTTCGCATGCCCGCGCGCTGGCGGGTCTGGAGCGCGGTCAGCCCGGGAGCGCGGCCGCGGCCCCGGGGCCCCAGCGCGCGATGCCGGGCGGCGGCGTCCCGGGCGCACCGCCTTGGGCCGGGACGCTGGCCCCCATGTCGTCGTCAACCCCTCTGGGCGGCGGCGGCTTTGGTCTATCGGGCCCGCGCTCGATCGAAATCAACCAGAGCAACACTTGGAACGTCGACGGCGCGAAAGACCCGGGCGCGACCGCCCGTTCGATTTCTGGTATTCAGAGCCAGACGAACTCCGACATGGTCAGGATCATGCAGGGGTCGGCGCACTGACGGGGTAGGGGTCGGGCAGCATGGATTCGGAACTGATCGACGGCGCCTATGCGCTGATCATGACCAGTGTGCGGTCGATCGGCGGCATCATCCCAGACGTCACGATCGAGGAAACGAGCCTCGACGCAACCAAGATCACCGATCATCCGGTCGAGGTCGGGGCCGCGATCACCGATCATGCGTTCAATTTGCCCGTCGAGGTGACCATGCGGGTCGGCTGGTCGGACTCGGGCAATTTCGAGGGCTACAGCGAGGCGATCTATGGCGCGCTCCTCCAGCTAAAGGCCGCCCGCATTCCCTTCGATATCAGCACCGGCAAGCGGTTTTACCGCCAGATGCTGATCCAGGCGCTCCAGAACACGACTGACCAGCAGACCGAGAACGCGCTGATCGCGACCGTCTCTTGCCGCGAAATCATCCTGACCAGCACGGAGGTTTCGCAAGCCGACGGCCAAGGCTCGCCCGAGCAGACCGGCGACCCCAGCCAGCGCGGTCAGGTTCCGGTATCGGAGGCCGTCGCGCCGACGATCGCCCAGATCACCGGCTTGCGCGCCGCCGCGCGGGCCCGCGGAGCGACCCAATGAGCAAGCCGGTCGAAATAGCGGTCCAGCCGCGCAACCAGTCCATGACGGTCGAACTTGCGGGCGAGACTTATCGCTTGCGCATCCTCTGGAATACGACGCTGGGGCGCTGGCATCTTGATATCGACGACGCCGCGGGCGCGCCGCTGGTGCATGGAATCACGCTGGTGACCGGCTCCGACTTGCTGGCCCAGCATCGCCACCTTGGGTTTCCGGGGTCGCTCTATTGCGGCCGCGACGGCGCGATCGAGGACGCGCCAGGCTATGGCGATTTCGGGACGTCGTCGCATCTCTGGTTTCAGGCCGACGAGGTCGCGGCACCATGAGCGTCAATTATGATCGCGCCTGCAGGGTCATGATCGGCTCCGGGAGCGGGACCGTCGTCGACTTCTCGAAATTCCGCGTCAAATTTCTGGTCAAGCAATGGACGACCCAGAGCCTGAACGCCGCTGAGGTCAGGATCTACAATCTGGCGCGCGAGACGGCCTCGCTGGTTGCGGGCCAGACGACCGAGTTCAAGCAAATCCGAATCGACGCCGGCTATCTGGGCCTGAATGGCCAGTCGAACGTCGGGACGATTTATGACGGTTCGATTATCAAGAGCCAGACCGGGCGCGAGACCCCGACGGAGACGTTTGCCGATTTCTTCTGTCGCGACGGCGACAAGGCGTACAATTGGGGCATCATCAACAAGACTTTCGCCGCTGGGGCCAAGCAGCGCGATATCGTCGAGGAAGTCCTCAAGGTCTACAAACCGTTCGAAATCGCCGAGGGCATGATCAAGGGCCTATCGGAGACACCCTATCGGCGGCCGCTGGTCCTTTTCGGCATGGCGCGCGACGTCATGCGATGGATCGCCCACAGCAATGAGGCGACATGGAACCTCCAGAGCGGCAAGCTGAATCATATCCCGAACAAAGACGAGGGCTCGGGCGAGACTTTCGTCCTGAACGCTAATACCGGGCTGGTCGGCATGCCGCAAGAAACCGTCAACGGCATTATTGTGCGGTCGCTGATCAACCCGAAACTCAAGGTCAACGGCAAAGTCGAAATCGCCGAAAAGTCGATCAATCGGGCCCCCTGGCTCCTGAACTATGACGATTCGACCACCAACCAGCTGCTGGCGACGCTGGGCACCAGCGATGGCGTCTACCGCATCATCGGGCTTGAGCGCCGGGGCGACACCCGGGGGCAAGAATGGTACGACGAGCTCGTCTGCATCGGGGCCAAGACGGGCGCGCAGCCCGCCGGGTCTAACCGCAACGTCAATTTCACGGGCAACTAGCGATGGATATCCGCGAGTCGATCTATAACGACCCCGAGGAAGCCATGCGGGCGCTGATCGACGGCGTCCGGACTGGCATCTGGACCGCGATGCCGGTCATCGTTCAGAAGGATTCCGACGGCCATACGGTCGACCTCAAGATCGTCACCAAGGCGCGGATCAAAGACCATGAGGGCAAGACGACCCATGTCGATTATCCGCTGATCAAGGACGCGCTGGTCCATTTCGCTGGCGCGGGCGATGGCGAGGACTCGGGCAAGGAGAACCCCGGGGTCGTCTTCACCCATCCGGTTCGCAAGGGCGACGAGGGAACGGTCGTTTTCATGTCGCGGCCCATGGAGGATTGGGCCGAAAAGGGCGGAATCCAGGAGGGCGTCGACTTGCGTACGCACTCGCTTTCCGACGCGATCTTTTACCCCGGGGCCAGATCGAAGCCCCGCCGGCTGAAAAATCTCTCGACGACGACCGCCCAGATGCGGAGCGTCGATGGCAAGCATTTCTCCGAAATCGACGCCAAGAACGGCCGGTTTACGACCAGCGTCGACGGCGGCAAGCATGTCACGACGATCGACAAGACGGCCGGGATCAGCCTGAAATCCAGCGTCGCCCTGAACATCGAGGCCCCGAAAGGGACCTTCAAAATGGACCTCAAGGTCGACGGCAAGCTCAAGGCCACCAAAGCGATTTCATCCGACGTCGGGGTCAAGGCGCCGCTGTTTGACGGCGCGCCGGGAACCGTCGACGACACAACGCCGGTATCCTGACCATGCGCGCTTTGTCTCGTTGTCGTCGCAGGCTATATCGGGCGACGATTTGGAGGAGGCGCGCTTTGGCTAAAATGTGCGGTATTTACCTAATCCAAAACATTATCAGCGGGCGCTTCTATGTTGGCATGAGTTGCAGCATTTCCGCGCGCTGGAATCAGCATAGATACGCGTTGCGTCGCAATAATCATCATTCAAAGCGGCTTCAGAATTCATGGAACAAGCACGGCGAAGCCGCGTTTGTCTTTGTTGTTCTAGAGCAAGCCGCTGTGTCGGATTTAGCAGATCGCGAGCAATTTTGGATAGCGGCGCTGGGCGCCACCGGATTGCGCGGAATGAATGTGAGGGCCGATTCTAGAACGAACCGAGGAAGGGAAGTGTCGGATTATGAGCGCGCGGCTATGTCGGCCCGTGCGCGGGGGCGCAAACACTCCGACGAAACGAAAAGAAAGATCAGCGTTTCGATGAGCGCTAGGCGTCTATCCGACGAAACAAAAGACAAGCTACGGGCTCTGCAAAAAGGTCGTAAGCGATCAGAAGAAACGCGCGCTTTAATCTCGTCTATTCAGATCGGCCGGGTCGCTAGCGCCGAGACCCGCAAGAAAATGAGCGAAAGTCGAGCAAAGGTTGTCGCTAGGATGGACCCAGCGTTTCGTCGAGCAGCGTCGATTGCCGGCTGGGCGAAAAGACGAGAAAGGGTTGGGAAATGAGGATTCGGAAAACCGACCCTACAGGAGACTATGCCTGGGGGCGCGGCCTGGCCGATTTCTGGGTCGACGTTCCCGACGCGGTCGCGCTGGCGGCCGTCTACAGGCTGGCGCTCTGGGAGGGCGACTGGTGGCTCAATCTGGCGGCCGGGACGCCCTATGCGGCCCAGATCATTGGCCGCGGCAAGACCGCGACCCGGGACCCGGTCTTGCGCGCGCGCGTTCTGGGCACCCCGGGGGTCCAGACGATCTCGGGCTGGTCCTCCAATCTTGACCGCGACACCCGCCGGTTTACTGTCTCGGCCCAGATCGTGACGCGGTTCAGTTCTTTCGCTATCGCTTTCCTGGCGCCGCTGCCGCAACGAGGGGTCTAGCATGGCCGGAACGACGCCTATCCCGACGATCGACGCCGCGGGCATCACCAAGCAGCCGTTCTCGGCTTGGCAGACCTATTTCCGCGACGGCTTCCGCGGCATCTATGGCCAAGACGTCTATTTTGCCGAGGACGACCGCGACACCCAATTTCTCGACATGCTCGCGACCGCGGCCGACGACGTCTGCGCCGCGCTGGTCGCCGATTTCGGCTCCCGCGATCCCGCGCAATCGGTCGGCGAGGGCCTGTCCAGCGTCGTCAAGATCAACGGGCTGGCGCGCTTTATCCCAAGCTATTCCCAATCCGACATCCTGATCGGGGGCGTCGTCGGGACGATCATTTCGGGCGGTCTGGTTGCTGACGATCAAGGGTTCGTCTGGGCGCTCCCGGCCGAGGTCGAAATTCCGCGCGCCGGTCAGGTCGTCGTCAGCGCGACATGCACCCAGAAAGGCGCGATCGCGGCCAGCCCGGGAACGATTCGCACCATCGCGACGCCGGTCGTCGGCTGGCAGACCGCGACTAACCCGTCGGCCGCCAACCCGGGCCAACCAGTCGAGAAAGACGCCTGGCTCCGTCAGCGTCAGGCCGCCTCGACCCAGATTCCCGCCACCAGCCCGATCGACGCCCTCCGGGGCGCAATTCTGGCGCTGGGCGTCTCCGCGCTCCGGATTTATGAGAACGACACCGCCTTGCCGGATCGCTACGGCATCCCGGGCAAGGCGCTGGCCGTCGTCGCGCTGGGGGGCGATGCTGATCAGATCGCGGCCGTTCTGGCGCACCAGCGCGGCATCGCGACCCCGACGTTCGGGACGACCCAGATCGGGGTTCTGGATACCGCGGGCGCGCGCAAGACGATTAATTTTTCTCGGCCGCGCGACGTCCCGATCGGCTGGCGAATCCACCTGAAAGCCTATGAGGGCTTTACGGTCGACCATAAGGCCGAAATTCAGGCCGCGTTGGCCGCATGGACCGTCGCGCTGGGGATCGGCGGGCAGATCGTCTTGCCCCGGGCCCAGATTCCGATCCAGCAGACCAGCGGGGCGCAGTATTTTCGCCTTAACGCGATTGCGGCCGGGCGCGACGCCATGCTGGCGACGCCCGACGATATCGCGCTGGCTTTCGACGAAAAGCCCGCCTGCGTCGCCTCCTACGTTCAAGTCATTCTGGACGACTGATGGCCGATCTCGAGACCTATCTGGGGCGCTTTACCGCCGCGCACTCCGACAAGCCGAAATTCATGGCCATGGCGGCGCTATGCCTCCAGCCCTACGTCGACCTCCAGGCGCTGGTCGCGACTTTCGTTGACGCCTTTGATCTGGATCAATCCGTCGGGGCTCAGCTGGACGTTTGCGGCAAATGGGTCGGGCGGTCGCGGCTGATCGAAGCCCCGGTTCGCGATCCATGGTTTCGCTTCGGTGACGCCTCCCGGGGTCTGGGGCGCGGTATCTGGAAAGACAAGTATTCGCCGGGCGTCTCGCTCAATCGGCTGGACGACGTCGTCTTTCGCAAGCTCTTGAGGGCCAAGATCGCGGCCAATAATTGGGACGGGACCCGCGCGGGCGCCGAGGCCGCGATTCGGGCTTTCATCGACCAGACCGACACCAACGTCTGGATCGACGAGGCCCCGGATCGCCGAGACGCCCTTTGTGTCTCCGGGGCATGGATTCCGCTCCTCTTTGCCTTCATGCTGGAGCAAAATCAGATCCCGGTGAAACGGTCGGCCGTTCAACGCCGCTACTATTTCGTCTCGGTCGACCGTTCCCCCTTGTTCGGGTTCGGGGTAAACAATCGGTTCATCGGCGGGCTGGGGTCGGGCGCCTGGGGCGTTTCGGCCAAATGGTTGCTCGACCACGCTGGATAGGGGATAGGGCGATGCCGCAGAATCAATTCAAGCCCTTTGCGACCGGCGAGGGCGCGACCGCGCTACCGTCAGCCAGCTTTACGTCGCTGATCAGCCTGATCGCGCAAGGCTTCCAGGAAGGCGTCGTCCCGCCCGAGGAATTCAATACCGTCATGCGCGGCCCGACCAGCCTGGCCTCCATGGTCGGCGAGTTCATCAACAATCGCGCCGGCGACGACGCGCTGGACAACGGCGATATCGAGACGCTGCTGGCCAGCTTCGAGAAGGCGCTGCTGGCCTTTCTCCAGCCCTTTGGGGTCTATTTCATCGCCGACACCGGGTCGGCCAACCATCTGGTCGGAACCACACCCTATCCCCCGGCGGTCTATTCGAACGCAAGGCTGATCATCATCCGCAAGGCCGCGGTCGATAACAGCGGCGCCCTGACGGCCAATTTCTGGGACAAGGGCGACGTCCCGGTCAACGACAACACGGGCGCGGCTTTCGCGTCTGGGGCGGTCAAGGCGTCGTCCTTCTATGCGCTGGTGCCTGACGGCGCCGGCTTCCGCGTCATCGGCGGCGCGACCAGCTACACCAATGTGACGACCCTGACGGCCAATTCTGGCGACATGGTTGCGGTCAGCACCGGCGGCGTCGTCGATTTCCGAACCAACCGGGGCACCCATGAGGCGGTGCTCGCCAATCTATCGGACAACGACCGCCTGCCTTATGGGCGCGCGGCCGACGACCATGCGATGTTCCAGACCCGCGCGGAGTTCGTCGCATGGCTCCAGGGTAAATTCCCCGGCGCCTTGGCGCCGCTGTCCTACAACCCGACGTCGAATCGCTATGAGATCGCGCAGGCCACGACGACCCAGATCGGCGCCGTCAGGCGGGCGACGGGCGCGGAGATTGTCGCGCGCAAGACCGCGACCGGCCAGCCGACGGGCTACGTCGCCGTTGACGACCTCCCGGGCGGCGCCGGGATTCAGGTCGGGTCGACGATCCGCGTCCCGGGCTGGACCCCGCTGGCGAACCAAATCTCGATCGACACCCTGATCGGCCGAACGCTGACGGGCGACCGCTTTGTCTCGTTCAACAATTGGGGCTTGACGACCATCGGGCCCTGCCTCGCGCCCGGCAGCTATTACGCTGTCGCGGGTCAGCCTGCGGCATTCTGGTACGATTCGCGCCGATCGCTGTTCATCGACAAGCAAACGTGGACCGTCCGAAATGCCCGCTATTATGCCTTCCCGATCGGGACCGACGTCGGGTACGCGATGATCGACGTCGAATTTGAATGCACGGCGATTGCCCCATGAGCCAGCAAGTAGTCCCGCCGATTCGCGATATCACGCAAGGCCAGCCCGCAATCGCGGGCGCGCGTCTCGGGCTGATCTTTGATCTGGCCGATCTGGCGGGGCTGATCGACGTCGAGAACGTCGGCTGGCGGGCCCAGATCAGGCCGCAAGCCGGCCATCCGGTCGTCCTCTATGAATGGCGCACCGGCGGGTCGGCCCAATACCCCGCGAGCGAGACGGCCGTCGATCGCGCGGGCTCGAAATTGCGCCTCAGCGCGTCGTCGGCCCAGACGCGGGTCCATCTTAGCCCCCTCCTGCAGACCGAGTATCCGTCGCCTTGGCGGATCGAATTGGGGTTTTATGCCCCAGACGCGCCCGACGATTTCATCTGCATTGGCGTCGGCGATTTCCCGGTCGCGCCCGGGCTTGTCGCCTGACGGTTCACAGCGTCACGGCGCCGTGATATCCCGGGGGCCTTAGAACCCGGGGGCCCGCGATGGACTGGAATGGCTTTCTCAATCGACTCGCGCCTGACGGCGACGACGAGATCCTCGCCGGGATCGCCAAGACGGCCGACGAGGCGCTGGAGCGCAACAAGCTCGCGACCGTCTTGCGCGCCAGCGATCTGTTCGGCCACGGCATGGTCGAGTCCTTTGGCCTCAGCCGCCTTGACGAAAATCTGGATTACCGCGCGGAACGCCTGATGCAAGTCTGGCCCAAGCGGTTCCCGACGCTGGCCAGCGCGCAACCCTATGCCCACAACCCCAAGGCGCTGGCGCTCCGGGTCTACGGTTCCCGGCTGGGCAATCGGCCCGGGAGCGACGACGGCTGGGTTCTGCGCGGGTCGGGCTTTCTCCAGTGCACGGGCCGCGACAATGTCGAGGGCCTGGCGGCTGATTTTGGCGTCTCGGTCGAAACCATGGCGGCATGGCTCCGCGACCCGGAAAAGACCTTTGCTGTTGCTTGCCGGCTCTACGTCCGGTTGGGCGCGGCGCCGTATGCGGATCGTCGCGATATCGCGGCGACGACCAAGCACATTCAGGGCGGCGATGAGGCGCTGGCGCGCCGGCGCCAGTATCGCGATCGCGCGGCCGCGCTGCTTCCGCA